TGCTTCAGGTATGGTTCCGTCAATTGCAGGTATTCCTGTAATCATGTCAAACCATGCTGACGTAACTAAGCTGTACACCAACTTCACAACTGGTGATCCGGCTGAGGGTGTTACTATTGACAACCAGCCACTAGCAAACACTGCTGGTTCTGGACGCACTACTCACTATGACCTTCCAACTGCTGCTGTAGATGGACGTGACATGGTTGCAGAAGCTGCTAAGTTCCGTGGCTTTGTCTTCACACCAGAAGCTGTTGCTACTGTCAAGTTGCTTGACTTGGGCATGGAGTCTGAGTACCAGATTAATCGTCAAGGCACACTCATGGTTGCTAAGTACGCAATGGGGCATAACGTCCTGCGTCCTGCATCATGTATCGGTCTTGTAGAGGTCTAAGAATATTGGGGGTAGCTTAACGGCTACTCCCTTTTTTGCTTTGGAGTATGATATGCCAGAAGTAGCAGGTAAAGAATACAAGTATACTAAAGAAGGCATTGCTAAGGCTAAGGCTGCGTCTAAGAAGACAGGCAAGAAGATGTCCTTTGGTGGTAAGCCACAGAAGCAGGTAGCTGCTATCATGGCTAAGTATGGAAAGAAAAAGTAATGACTATTACACACGCAGGAGAAACCTTTAAGGGTTTGCGGATACCTAAAAGAACGCCAAATGCCTCTAAGTCTCATGCGGTGTTAATAGGTACTACTAAAAAGCCGGAGATAATTAGGTACGGACAAAAGGGTGTTAAGACTAATCAAACAGTAGGTCAACGCAATGCATTTGAAAACCGCCATAAAAAGAATATAGCTAAAGGTGAAACAAGTGCAGCATATTGGGCTGCGAAAACTAAATGGGACCCATCCAAGACAAAATCATCGTCTAAGAAATGGGTAAAGGGTAGTTAAATGGCAGGAACAAGTAAATTAGATGCAGTCAACACGATGCTTTCTGCTATTGGTGAAGCACCAGTTAGTAGTCTCTCTTCTGGCTTGATTGAAGCAGAGATTGCAGAGACTATTCTTAACACAGTTGACAGAGAAGTGCAGTCAATGGGCTGGCACTTTAACACAGATTTAAATAAAAGTTTCGCTCAGACACCAGCAGGTGAGATATTACTCCCCGCTGATATTCTTAGAGCAGACGCTACGCTGAAAGCTAATTCACCAAACTTGGTGCAGCGTGGTTTGAAAATGTATGACAGGACTAATCATACCTTTATTGTTGGTACTGATGCAGCCCTTGATGTTGTGGTACAGTTAGACTTTGATGACTTACCTGAGGTAGCTAAACGATATGTAGTGCTACGTGCTACTCGTGTATTCCAAGACCGTGTTGTGGGTTCAGATACCCTGCATGGTTTCCAGAAGGAAGACGAGAACATGGCTTTGATGGAGTTGAAAGACTTTGATAAGGCTGCTGATGACCATAACATCTTTGACAATTATGATACCTTTAGCATTATTGATAGGCAGGGACGGAGAACAATCTAATGGCACTCATCAGTCAATCTATCCCAAACCTAATTAACGGAGTATCACAACAACCACCATCATTACGTTTGAATACTCAAGCAGACTTACAAGAAAATGGTCTGTCTAGTGTTGTTTCGGGTTTGTCTAAGCGTCCTAGTTCACAGCACATTGCTGACCTAGGAGTTATTTCAAACCTAGATAAAGCATTTATCCACACCATTCGTAGGGATGAGAATGAGTTCTACTCTATGGTGGTAGATACTGCTGGTACTATCAGGGTGTTTGACAAAGACGGTGTAGCTAAGACTGTAACAAACAACGCACCATCATACCTGTCTGGATTGACTAATCCTAATGAGGAGTTATCTGCTGTCTCTATTGCTGACGCAACCTTCATTATTAATAAGAATGTCACAGTAGCTAAGGATACTGCGCTGTCCCCAACACGTAATCCAGAAGCCTTAGTGTATGTCAAACAGGCTGACTATGCTTCTACGTATCGCCTTAAGATTACTAAGGGTGGTAGTAATAGTACTGTGGAATTTGCTACTAAGTCTTCTACTCAGGCTAGTACAGCAGACACACAGAACGCAGAACGTGGTGCATCTACTGATTTGATTTGTGAGAACCTTGATACTTTCTCAGGCACATCAGTCAACAGTACTTACTACCAAAACATCATCAATGTTAGTGCAGTAACAGGTATTACTATTACTCGCTATGGATCAGTATTACATATTCAGTCTACTGATACCACAAATTTCCA